GCCCAGCCTAGTTTGACCACCAAGTCGAGAATCTTGAGCTTTGACTCAAGATCCTGAAGTTGTTCGCGCGTGACAGATGGTTCCATGTCTTGTTCGCATTCCGTCTGTCAATGGCTACTGCGCCGGAGTCGAACCGGCATGCGATACTATGATTTCGCACGCTACCGAGCGCAGTATTGGAGGGTTATGGAAGTACAGTCGCGGAACCGTAAGCGACAACGCTGACTGTGTAGCCAGTGGCAGGAGGCGTGATAGTCAAGACCTCGGTGGCTGCTGCGTTGCCCGCATTCGGGTTGTAAATGTTCAGCACTCCTCCGACGCCAACATTGATCGACGAAAACGTGATCTTTCCGAATGCAGTGCAGGCCACCGCAACGGAGCCGCTGGCCGGGCCTGCCACCGAAATGATGTAGCCCAGAACCCGCGCAGGAACGATGGTCGCGCGTGTGATCGGGTCGAGCTGCACAACGCTGTTTACCGTGATGTTGGCGGCGCTTGTTCCAATCGTGATCGTATTAGCAGAAGCGGCGGTGAACTCAGCCGCAACGCTCCATTGATCGGCCAGTGAAACATTGATGTCTGGCACCGAATGCCGGATCGGAGCGCGAACGGCGCTGGCTGCATAGGAGTTCTGGAGCAGCGTGGAAAGTTTGAATGTGGATGGCATAAGATTAGGAGCCTAGAACCAAGATGTTGACGTTGAGGCCGGTTGTTCCGTTAAGAAGAACGGTCAGCGTTTGAGAGGTTGCCGACTTCCTGCCGGTCGGCGTGCTGTAGATGAATGAACCGCCCTCGTAAATCGGCAATGGAACCGACGTGTTTGTCACCACTCCACCAAACCCGTCGCTTTTGATCTGAGCGCAGATCAGGCCGGTGATAGTCCAGTCGGCCAGAGTGCCAGTGCCGCCAATCGTGTCTACCGCAACTGCCAGCGTGGTCGAGCTGTAGCTGCTGACAACGCCTTCCATAAAGTTTGCAGCGTTGGCCGCCGATGTAGCGCGCACCCGTTGCCCGACGATGTAGCCAAGTCCGGCTGCTACGGTAAAGCTCTTGGATGCCACCTCGATGGCCAGCGAGGTCGTAGAGGTTGCAGTCGGACGGACTGAGGTAGGAGCCACTGCTGGGTCGCGGCGGGTCACGGTGACATAAAGTCCGCGCCAGTAGTTGAACGCCAGGGTAGCATTCGTGATTGGATTCGTAAGCGCGACCGCCGTCCCCCCTGCAAGCACCGAATTGACCGTTGTGCCGCTGGTAGCGAGCGTGTTGGCGCTCGTGGTGCTGTTTCCGTACACCTCAAACACACCAGAAATCAAACCTTCTTCACGCACGACCGAGTCCGGCACTTGCTGAGTTGCGGAGGGAATGACCGAGTTGCCCGGATAGCTGTTTTGCGCTTTAAGCGTCAACGCGAAGATGTTCGGCATAAAATGCGGCGGGATGTCAATCTTAGATGAAGGTCACGGTTGGAAGGCTGATAAACACGCTGCCGACTTGATGGTGCGTGATGGTCGAACCGGATCGGGTTAGCAGCCGCAAATATGCAGTGGTTGCGTTTCCTGTGGGCGGACTTCCGTAAACCTGAAACGACGCACTGGATACCGTCCATTTTCGGATGTTTGCGGCAGCCTTCGTGTAGTTCTGAAATTGCACAAGCAATCCCTCTTCGCCGCCTTCCCCATATCCCCCTTGCCCCCCATCTCCTGCATTTTTGGGTTCTGAAGGTGGCGAGTTTGTCCCGCCAACACCGCCAGCACCCCCGGTTCCGGGAGAGCCGCTTGACCCATTGTTGCCAGCAACGCCATTTGCACCTTCTCCTCCTGTCGTTTTGCCCCCGCATCCGCCACCGCCACCACCGCCACCACCGCCACCCGTGCCTCCGACGACGGTCAGCGTCTCTTGATCCGCAGCCGAGAGTGCGCCAATAACTTGACTTGTTGATGGTGTAATCTCTATTTGAAGCCAGATAGAAAAACCATCCGCAACCGCAAGAGTTGCGCCGGCTACCGTTGCCACCGATTCAGTCCACCCGCCGCTGCTGGGATTGTTTGGCGTATAGGTGCTCCACGAGACGCCGAGCACATTACCTCCTTGAATGACGACGTTCTCCCCCGACAGAACGCCAGTGAAGTCGATGATGCTGGAGGTAGCTGTCGCCCTGCCTTGCTTACTTGAAACGATGATTCCGTCCTCGGTCTCTTGCAGCGTGATCCCGTAGCCAGCGATTGGCATTTGCTCATAAATCGCTTTTCGAAACAACGCCAGCGTTTTCCCCTTTAGGAAATAATGCAGGTTGCCAAAGAAGTTGGGAAAATCAGGGAACAAAGGAGCTGATAAAGGTAGCTGCTGGCAGCGTTACGTGGTACGAGCCCGCATGATATTGAGTGACTACGCCGCCCGTTTGTGATGCAATGCGGACGTAAATGTTTGTGGCTGGCGAGGATGTGGGCTTATTTGTATAAACCTCAAGACTGGCCGACGTGATCTGCCAACGGCGGAACACCATTGAAAGATTTGTGTAGTGAGTAAACGATTTTGTCTGCCCGTTTCCGCCTGCTGCTCCGTTGCCCCCATATCCACCTTCTGCTGGCGTTCCTGATTCGGAGTTTGATGTCGAATTAACTCCTCCAGGCGTGTAATAGCCGGGACTGCCAGCAGTCCGTCCCGATGCGGCCTGACCGGTTGCGCCAGTAGATCCGGACGTACCATCTCCACCGGCGCCGCCGCCACCACCATCACCACCCGCACCACCGCCGCCGGTCGTGACCGACAAATTGCTCGCACCTATAGCCGAAAGCGCGCCGCTCATGTTTACGTCGGTCTGCGAAAGCTGAATGCGCAGCCACACGCTTTGTCCGTCCGCCACAGCCAGCGTAGACGGTCCGACAGTAAACTGCTCAGCCAGCCAGTCAGTCGGCAAGGGGTTGTTCATGGTTGGCGTTCCCCATGTAGTGCCAATGACTCGACCCACTGTAATATCGAGCGCGTTGGTGGCAGGCAGTGACGCCTTGAAATCGTGGTTAATGGTGACCGCCGGCGCTGGTTGCGTCTCTTGGTCGGCATGAAGGAGAATCCCGGCATTTGTTTCCTCTAGCCGGATGTTGGCGCCTTCAATTGGCGTTTGCATCTTGATTCGCCGCACGATCTTCTCCAGCGTTTTGCCAGTCAGAACGTACACGTCGCCAAGATTGAAGTTGGGAATGTCCGGCAGCATTAGGCGATGATAAAGGTGATTGCCGGTGGTGTGATCGAGATAGTGCCCACCACGTGCTGCGTGATACTGGTGCCGCTAATAGTCGCCAATTGAATCCACGAGTTTGCCTCGCTCGATGTGCCTTGGGCCGCGTGTAGCGAAATGCCGTTGATGCTCCACTTGCGGATCTGCGCGGTCGCCTTGGTCGCACGAGTAAAGGTAACGCTGCCACCCTCGCCCCCGGCGCCGCCGTAGCCACCCGCACCCCCGCTGGCGCCATAACTGTTGCCGAGCCCGGTCACCCTAGTTGGTGGGGTTGTGATAATATCCTCGACAATGCCTCCTTGCCCACCGATCCCGGTGAAGTCTCCGCTGTCTCCGCCGGAGCCATCTCTTCCTACAATATCTGGGTACACTCCGCTGTCCGCACCACCGCCGCCGCCGCCGCCGCCTCGACCTCCCGCAGCCCCCGAAATGTTGTAGGTGGTTGTGCCGAGCGGCCCAGTCGTGGTGGTGTCGCTTTCCGACCACAGCACGCTAAGCCAGACTTGTGTCACTGTGCCGCTCAGACTGCCGCCGATATAGTTCACTTCTCGCTGCCAGTCGCCCGGCGTTGGATTATCGCCTACAATAGCACCCCACAGCGGGTACATCAACTTTCCGGGTGCGACTACCACATTGGTTCCGTCGAGCGACACAGCGAAGCCCAAAGCGAAAGGAGCGGCCACTCCGCCGGAGCCAAGCCGGTCGATAATCTGGCCGTCCTTGGTCTCGGTGATGATGACCGTCTCCGAGCTGAGTAGCCGCTGCATCTTTATGCGATCGACCAGACGGTTGAGCAACCAGCCCGACCGTCCGCCGTTGACCTTGGGGTCGATGACTGGAAGTTCTGGCAGCATATCAACCAGGCATCCATTCGTAGATGTAGACCATTGACTGCTTTACCAAGTAGATCGACACGCCGTCGCCGTTAATCGTCTCGATCTCTAGTCCATCTTGAATCCAGCCAAAGGGAAAGTTGTAGACTGGAGTTGTCGGCAGTGACGTGAAAGGATTGGTCGGATACGGTGGCAGCGGCCCGAGAGGAATGGCGTTCTCGGGTCGTGTGTTTGTACTCGGAAAAAACTCGGTGACTTGATGGAACGTGCAGGAAAGATTGATGTATTGCCCTTGGATCTCGCCCGTGTTGCCTGTGCCCGGCACTGTGCCTAGTCCGCTCTTGTAGCTCTGGATCTTGCTCGACACCGTGCGCTTCACCGCCTGCGCGCCAAGTAGGCCCGCCGCCTGCACGTCGAACGAGTAAATGTTTGACCCCTCCTGCGTGATGCTGACGCCGTTGAAGTACATGTTCGGATAGAACGCTGGCTGCATCCCGGTTGCGAAGTGCGTAGCCGCATACGTTGCTGGCGTGTCGGTCCGCGCGTAATACTTCAATGTCATCGTGTCCCATCCGCTTTCGGACACGGACAATCGCAGGCCGTTCTCGGCGAGAATTGGGTCAGTTGATCCCGGCCAATGCGTGTGATTTGTTGGTGGCGTTGGCATGGTTAAGCGGCTGCGAGGCCTTTTAGAATGTCTTTAATGTCGATCAATGTTTGCGCTGCTTCAGGAAGTGCATCCTGCCATTTTTTTGCAATGTTTGCTTTTGCTGCTTCTTTAAAAGCTTCGCGATCCGTTCTTTCCCGGTCAAGAATATTCCTGCCCTTATTCTTTTCTTCAGCCTCTTTTTTAAGCCGAGTCATTTCATCCCGCACGTCGTCATTGAACGCTCTCCGGCGTTGGCGTTGCATGTCGTTATTGTCCCGGATCTCCTGCTTTCTCTCCGCTGGTGTGCGGCCTGCCTTTTCAATTGACCGTTGAACGGCTTCGCGGTTCTGATCGCGCAGTTCAGCGGTTCCATTTTTGGCTTCGTTTGTAATGCTTTCTTCAAGCCCAAGGATCTCTTCTTTAAGTGCAATGATCCGGTTGTACTGCTCGATCTGGCTATCTGTCACGTTGCGTCCAGCTTTAACTGCATCCTCGAACGCCGTCATGGTCAGTTTATCAAACCCGCCCGGATCGTCGCCCATCAAGACATCGCCTTCTGCCTCCAGTGCCTTTTGAGCATTGGTCAGCTTTTCCGCATCAGACCCGGCCATGGACTGCTGAGCCGAGTACACGGCCTCTTGTACGCTTTTGATTTTGCGTACCGTGTCCTCGTGCAGGCTTAGCAGCTCTTTCGCATCGGAGATGGCTTGATCGGCTGCTTTCTTGGCGTCGTCTTGTATTTGCTTCTTTTTGGCAGCGTCTTCTTGGTTAAACCGCTCTTCATTCTGCCACTTTATGGCATCCAGCTCTCGATTCTTTTCATTGCCTTCGTTTAACGAGTCTTGGAGTTTTTTCGCATCAATTATTGCCTGTAGTCGATCCTTTTCAGCTTTTTGTTGTCTTTCCAATGCACGAGCAATTTTTCGATTGTCTTCATCTTCGACACCAAAATCAACTCCTGCTTTTTTCTTTTTTTCGTAGTCGCTTAAAATTTGTCTGCTTTTAACCAAAAAATCAATAGACGCTAATACAAAATTGGTTCCTTCAATAACCGGTTTAGCAAATGAAGATGTTGCTTCCCCAGTAACTACTAATAGATTTTTAAATCTTGCGTTGAGCGTATCAATAGCGCCGCCCATCCCGCGCTCAACCTGCGGAAGTGCTTCGGCCATTTTAATCAATGCCTCCGCCACCTGCTTACCGCTTAAGCCTAATTTCTGAAGTTCTTCCGCTCTGGTTGTTCCGAATGCTTTATTAAACAACGCTGGAGCAAGGGCAAACGCTTCATTGATCTGATTGATTTCTTCCTGCAATGGTTTTGCTGAACCATAAAGCTGTTTTAATCCATAAAGTAAACGGCTTAATTCTTCACTTCCTCCGCCGGTTGAACGGATTGCGTTTTGAAGTGTTTTAATGGTGCTAAGCGATTGAACGGCAGTCATCCCTACAGCTCGCAACTGCAAAGAAGATTTTGCCGCCAACTCCATATTTATCCCAATCTGAGACGACAGTTTTCTCAGCTCCTCATATTGCTTCATCCCAAGAACATCGCTTCCTGCTGTTGCTTTTAGCGCGTTTTGCAACTTTTCAGCTTCAAGGTAAGCAGTGCCGACATTTCGTGCTACATCCAAAAAGCTTGATCCAATCGCACCACCTACAGCGATGTTTTTGAGCGTAGAGAACGCTGCCGACATCTTTGAGACCGCCGCATTCGTTTTCTTCATGGAGGCATCCAGCCCAGACGTGAACTGACTGGAATCAAGCCTGAGTGATGCATCTAGCGTAGCTGCCATAAAGCCATTCGTTATGTCAATGAATTGACAAGCCTGCTCGTCTTACGCCGCTGGATGTAATCCATGGCGTTCTTGATGGTCTCGTCCTCCATCATATCGTGCCCGACCCACTGGGTTTCGATGCCTTCCTTGACCAACGCCATGTGCAGGTAAGCAAGCCCGCGACACAACGGCAGCTCCCACAGCACCTCCTGCTCCGTCAGTCCAGTAATCGGACGCACCAATGACACGTAGTGCGCTTGAAAGACCGGACTGGCTAACGCTTTCCCTCAGAGCCGGCTGTTTGCACCACCTCGGACTGATTGGCCGTTGAGTCGTTCAGGATGCGAAGCCCAAGGCTGATTGCATCACGCTCTTCTGAAATCTTGATGTTGGCGTCGATCCAGTCGTCGCACGCATCAATCAACGCTTGGATGCCTTGCGCGCGCAGCTTGCGGAGCTGTGCGGTCGGCGTGATGCAAACAAAGATCAGCACCTTACTGAGCGGCGCGAATAGCGAAAACTCGTCAAAGCACGCATCCAGCGTTGGAAAGCCGGATTTGTGGCACATCGAAACCCAGATGTCCTTTCGCGAGCACGAGACGCCTTCAAATGTTTTTCCCTTCCACTCATAGGCCGCATTGAATGCGTCTGTTCTGCGCTGCTCCTGCTCGTTTGGCAGGTTCACTAGTGAAATCCCGTCGTCCTCTTGGGTTTGAATGTCTATCATGGTCGGCCAGTTGCAAGGAATCGGTCAGCCATTTCCATTCCTTTGTTGGTAATGGATTCGCGCACATAAGCTGTGCGGGTGGTGCCCTTCCTTGTAATTAGCACTTGGCGCTCTGCTGAGTCAAGCGCGCGCTTGGCCGCGTGTCTGTTTTTGATCGCCATCAAGTAGCCGAGCAGCTCATGATGCGGATCGAGCTTTTGCAGCTCACCCGACATCAACGCTTTCATCAAATGCCCGACATTCAAGTCCGGCATCGTCACCGATGTCGTGGAAAGGTACATCGTGACGTACTCCTTTCCATTGTCCGCCCGCACCTGCACCACTGGCTTCATCACAACACCCATGGTCATGAAAGCGGACGCGACATCCACGTCCGTGCAGGCGATCCAGCTTTCCATGATTAAGCGACGAATGGGTACTGCTTCACCGAGAACGTAGTCTTGGCCATTTCGGTGTTGGTCTCGGAGCGGTTAGGGTCCATGAAAATCATGGTGCCATCGCCGGGAACGAACCCGTAGGTGTTGGCCGTAAAGTTGGCCAGCGTCAAGACTTCCGTTCCTGGGTGTTGATTGGCGAGACCGGTTGTCTTGTTGGAAAGGTAACCATCGAACGCGAAGGTAATCGTCGGGTTGCGGTACTCAAGACCAAAGGTAGCGCCAGCAGCGTTGAGGTAAGCCTTCTCATCACGCGCAGCGGTGATCGTCAAAGACTGAACCAGAATGTCCGGTGTGGTGGCATTGCTCTCATCCAGCAGCGTTGAGGATGGGATATTTCCGTGTTGAATCAAAGCGGCGACGGCAGGCATATTTAAAAAGCTCGTGTCAATCTTACTGCTGCGTCGATGCGCAGATGATAGTGAAGGCGTACTCGGTCGAGAGGGTGTCATTCTCGCTTGTCCCCGGCGTCATGTTGTTACTGTGCTGCTTGAGCACGTAAACGCCCTGGCCGTTGCTGATTGCGTTGATCTTCTGGCCCAGCGTGGTCGTGTTCCAGACGCCAAACAGAAGCGCGGAAATATTCTCAGCCCGCAGCTCGTGCCTAGGTCGAGCATCCGCACCTAGCGTCAGATTCGCCTCTTGCCGATCTTCCACCATGTTCACGTTTAGCCGGCAATGCCAGACGGTCCCGGCCTGCGGGATTTCATCGGATTCGGTCACGCGAACTACGATAAACGGCAGCTTTACCTCGTCGTTTTCGCGGTCGTCGCAGAGCGTGAAGCCAGTAAATGCGGACAATGGCAAAAGCTCGTCATCCAGCACCGTAATCAGGCGCCGCTGTAGTCGGTCGGAGGGGCAGATTGGGTAAGTGATCATTTCTTAAATCCTGTTTTCTTGGCCACGTCTTTTACGTCCTCTGCCATCCATTTGATAAACTGCCGACGCACTTCTGGGATGGATGAAGTAAATGCTTTAGGCGCAATAATGAAGGCGCCTTCACGTTTTACGGTAGCAAACGCGGCTACTTTGCCGTTTGAAACCGGCACTGCTTTTCTTCCAAGCGAATGCCCTTTAAATCTTTTTTGATTACGCGGCATGCCTTTTCTTGGCACGTTAAAAGATTTATAAGCCGGTATAAAACCAGCGGCTAAATAACCAATCGAACGCACGCGTGCATTTACAAAATTTTCGACAGCCTCATAAAAATCATTCACAAAAGCGTCTTTTTTAGAAAGATATTTTCTACCCTTTTTGCGAAGGCGTGATTTTACGATTGCAAACGCAACGCTGTTTGTAAGCTGGTTGCGCTTCTTTTTTACTACCTTGCTGATTCTCTTTGATTGCCCAGTCAGCTCCATTCGCACTTGAGCGGCTGTTGTTGACTTTTGTTTGACTTTGTTTGCAGCAAACGGCAGCCAGAACTTCATCGCTTTATTTACGACGGATGCGTCGCTTTTTTTCTTCATCTTCTTGTAATCGGCCATTGCCTTTTCCAAGAGAGAAGTATTAAACTTCACTATCAAGCTCATGCCGCCGTTGCCTCCATGTTCGGGTCGATCAATTCCAGATCGTAGAATGGTCGGATGTGCGTGGTGGTCACGCTGTCGATACGATAGACGACCGCTGTGGCCAGCACCGTCCCCATCTTGATCTCGTCGTTGATCTTTGGAACGGTCGCGAACTGCGCTTTTGTTGCGATGACACTCACCGTGTCGTCTTTGACGATGATCTGAGCCATCAGGTTTCGGCTGTTCTTGCCGGTCGGCTGGTAGGCGTGAATCTGCACGTTGTTGTGCCAAACGTAAAGTTGCGCGCCACTGGCATCCGTCCCAAACTTGGTGCGGATGCGTCCATGAGCGGATGCGATGCGTTGCGCGTAGGTCATACAATAAAAAGCGGCTGACAAGCATGAAAGCCTGTCAGCCGCCTACGATAACGACACACTACACCAAAAACTAGAAGAGCAGTTTCAAGAACGCCGTTTTGGCGCTCATGTCGCCCGTAGTGCCGGCGGTGGTGAACTTGGCGTTCACATAGCGCGGAGCAGGAGAAGGCAGCCGGAACCGGAAGGACGTTTCAGGAATTGCGCTGCCTGTGCCAGTCAGCACTGCCGAGAGACCCAGGCTGGTGGTCGATCCGGTCGCCGCGCCACCCTGCAAAAGGATAGTCAGCGTGTCCGCCGAAGCGAGCTGGGTCGAGGTCAGCGCAGGAATCAAGACTTCGACTTCGGTGTTCTCAGGGAAAAACCCTTTCGAGTTAGTGCCGAGGTCAAGGTCAGCAGAAGCCACGCTTCCGTCGCTGGCGGTCAAAGCACGGGATTTAACAAAATCCGCGTCTTGAATGTTTCGAGAAAATTCGTTAGCCATTGTAGTAATTCTTTAAAGATTAAGCGGTCAGAGCTTCGTCGTTGAGGATGGAATCGGTGATGACGATCGGGATGCCGTTCGACTCAGTAGGCAGAGGGGCAAAGATCTCAGAACCGCTTGAGGTTTTGACACCGTTCTGAACGCTGGAAGCGGACCGACTCACTTGGAGCTGGTAAGCGGACCGGCGGTTCATGAGCCAGTAATTCGGACGGTAGCCGACTGGGTATTTGCTGAGCAACTCGGCGAGCTTGGCATCGGTGACGCCGGCGCCCGAGTCAGCGGTCGCATCTTTGAGGCGGCCAACGCTGTACTTGCTTCCGACTTGCATCCCGACCCAAGCGGTCAAGTTAGCAACGTGCGCAGGATAAACCGTATCGGTTCCCACGTTTTCGATGCGCCATTCACCCAGTTCAAAGGTGGTGCCGGAGCCGAATACGAGCTGCACGCCTTGAGTGTCGGTGTTGATGCCGTACACCGAGGAAGCGGTTCCGCCGGTAGTTCCGCCAGCATCGACAACCAAACCAGCGTTGAACGCGGTGTGAATTGCCTGCAAGCCAGGGAAGCCCTTGGAATCAACCGAAGTTCCGTAGATGACCTGTGAACCGAGTTCAATCAAGGCTTGGCGCATGACGCCAACGGCTTCCACGTCTTTCCAGGCTTGTTCCCCGTCCTCGTAAGCGCGAGCGACCGCAATGTCGGCCTGAACGGCGCCACTGAGAATGTAGCACTCGATCAGTTGGTTTTCAAAACTCGATTTCGTCGGAGTCGAGCCTTCGTTAGCAGCGCGGAACCCGACGCCAGGATAAGACGTACGAGAGACGACTTTGTAGCTGGTGCCGCGAATGGTGCGGGCTGGCAGGATCTGAACTTCGGGAGCGTAGGTCAGCGTTTCCTCAATCAGCCCGACGATGGTGTCGGAGCCGTTGAGTTTGGCAATATCGAGAAGATTGGCTTGTGGCATGGTCTTGAGAGAAAGTTGTTATGAGTTGGCCGAGACGTATGCGGCCTCGGTTGGGAATTTTTCGGTGAACGCGCGAACCGCTTTCAAGCGATCGAGACCGGTTGAGGTGCCGATGGCTTGATTCTTGGCTTCGTGGTAAGAGATGGCTGGCACCTTTACCTCTGGCTCGTTGATAGGGGCGGCAAACGCAGCAGGAGCAGGAGCGGCGGCGGCGAGGCGAGCTTGCAGCTCAATGTCGCTGTTGCCAGCCTGCAACGCTTTGAGGTCAGCCTTGAGTTGTTCGCACTCGGCGAGAACCTTGGCATTGTCTTCGGCGAATTGCGTAGCCACCGCATCGAACTTAGCGGTAAACGCGGCGAACTGTTCCGCAATCAAAGCGGAGAAATCAACTTGAGGTTCTGGCGTGGAAGCCACGGGTTCAGTCGGCATATCATTTTCTTCGCTGTCAATCTGATCAGCCGAAAACACTCCATCCGCATTGGCTGCGGGTGTGTCCACAAAATCTGCCGAGTACAGTCCGCGTGGGCGGGTCATGTAGTTTCCGCTCTCTTTGTCCAACTCTGGCGCATCCGCTGCAAACATCAAGCTCACGCCGAAAGCGGATGGAATCTCGTTGATCATCTCCAACAGCATCTCCTTTCCGCTGTGCGCTTCAAACAAGGTCAGATCCGCTAGGAGCTTGCCTTTGCTCACCCGGAAGTTCTCGTAGTAGCCAACGGTGTCCTCGACGGAAGAGAAGTGATTCAGCTTTGCCTTTACCCGTCCCTTTTCGATGGCCAGCGACTTGAACTTGTTAAGCGAACGCTTGTCCACGAACACGCCGTGCCCGAGCGCAGGCCCTTCTTGGATCAAGGAAACACCCATGATGGTATTTCCTGAAACCTTGCCCTGAAACGCTGCGAATGTCTGAATCTCTTCGGTGACTGGCATACACGCCAAACCGATGTCAATCAGTGCTACCAGCCTCGGCCTCGTCCTCGGCAATATCTTCGGCCTCCTCCTCGGGTGACTCTTCGTCCTCAATCTCTGGCACGTCCTCCGCAGGTGCAGCCGCTGGCGCCGGGATAGCCGGCGCGTTAGGAGCCCGCCGTTCTAGCATGTAGATGGCAGTTGGCAGATCCAGCACTCCGCCCGATGCGTCTTGCACCATCTTGGCGTCCTCGACAAGCTCCATGGCTTCCGCGCGTAGCAGGCTGCGAATGATGTTGCGATCTTCACCGCGATCCGCTGCAATCTGCGTCTTGCTGATAATCCCAGCCATGGTCTCGTCGATCAGAGCTTTCGATTCGCGCCCGATGTCGGCTGTAACCTTCGCCGGAAAGCGCCATTCACCCGCATCAAAGTCAGCCACGGCTGGCAAGTGGCCTAGCTGGATACCGCGAGCGATGACGCGCATTACGATCGGATAAAGGAACTTCTCTTCCAGCGTTAGCTGCGTCATCTCAAACTCCCGCGCAGCCTGCGCCGCTTCCATTCGGACCGCTGTCCCCTGGCCTGCCCAAGAATAGATGAAGCCGAACGGAAGCCCGACGGTCAGACCGGTCGAGCGAACGAGAGTGTCAAGGAACCCGTTAAAGGTTGGTGACGGGCGGTTAAAATCAACCGGGTTGAACGATTCGCCCTCGGCGAGGTACTGAATGGCCCCTGGCTCGACCTTTTTCATGCGGTCGGCGTCACTCATGTAGTCCGCGTGCGTGGTGTCGAGCGATACATCTTGATCCGCGCTTCCATCCGCGTTGTTAATGACACCGCTGATTGATGAAAGGTACTTCACTGAGATTTTCTCGCACGCGAGGATCTCTTGCAGGTCTTTGATGTCGGTAATGGCCGCATCGAACGCCGAGAACCCGCGATAAGAGTCTAACCGGGTGGGGTCGAACAAGTGCAAGAACTCCTGTGCTGGCACCTCAAGCGCCGGCATCATCATTTCGCCGGTCGTGCTGCGGTTGTAAATCCGGTATCGGATCGGCCTACCCATCGAGTCGATGACGACGCCGGAAAAGTCTTGTTCGCCCCTTTTAAGCGGTTTGAATGGCTTTGTGTCCGTCCCGTTGCGGTTTGGAATCGAGCCGATGCGGTCAGCCTCGATGGCCTGTAGCCGAATCGGACTGATCTTCAGCATCTCGTCCAGCGGTGTCATCGGCACCTCCGACACGATGTAGCCAATGTCACCGTCACGCTTCATGCTGGTAACGCCCAGCCCGGCCAGCACCCGGAAGTGATGGCGCCGGGTCAGGTCGCAGCTTGCCATCCATCGCTCGACATACGCCGTGATCGCCTTGTTCGCTTCCTCGGAGCTGGTGCGCGGCACGTACTGCAAACGGCCCACTGAAAAGGTCCGGTACTTGCGCAGAATCGACTTCACCACGCTGCTGTTCTCTTCCAGCCACCGCGCTTCACGGATGAGTGTCACCCGGTCGGTGTGATTGCGGCTGGAATCAGGCTGATCCAGTGTTTGTCCGCTCGCCCGACGATTGGTCGATGACTGCGCCCCGACGCGCCAGTAACCCACCTTGTCGCCTGCCTCTAGCTGCGCCTTCGCACGCTGGCGTTGCAACGCGGTGGCCGGACTGAAGAACCTGATAGTTTGCTCAATAAAACTCATAGCGGGAACGTGGAAAAGTCAGGTTTAAGGCGGTTGGAGATGAGTGGATATTTCACTGGGTCGAGCTGGTGCATTCTCCGCATCACAGCCCGCATCAAAGTCATCACGGGAATGCCTCCGTCCGTGCCAGACGCGCGGGTCTCGGACTCACCGCCGCCCGATGTACTAATCACGATGGTGCCCTGTCCTTCGGTCAGCGCCGATAAGCACTGATCGTAAAGCGTTTCGCAATATTGCAGCGAAGCGTAACGTAAAATCGAAGGTCCGCCCATAAAGTCACTCAGCCTGTCAAGCGTTGACAGACTCTGCCTCGTTTGTGATGATTTCGGCCTGTCCGATGATTTTTTCGATGCAGGCGGCCAGAACCTGCATTGCTTCGGCGTCGAACGAGTGGTTTTCGCCGAGCTTTTTAAAGAACGTCTTGTTTTTGCCGGTCCGCTTGTCCTTCTCGGTGACAAACACCTCGTTCTGGATCTCTTTAAAGTACCATTTAGGCGCATTGTGCGCGATCTGCCACGATGCGCCCTGGCCTGCGCGCAGGCGATGCAGAACCAGCTTGATGTAGTCGCTTGACCACATGATTCTGTCACACAAGTCAGCCTGCCGAGCGTTGCGCACCTTCGATCTTGCAAGTCCCACGCCCGAATCGACGTGCTGGATCTGCGAATAAGGACGTTTGACCGATCGGCTGCGACCGGTCCGCTTGTCTAGCAGTGTCCACGTAAAAAACTGCGCCCTGTCGCCCTTCAATGCGATCCAGTTATTGGCCGCACACTGGCGGTAAACCTCCCCTTGGTACCGCTCAAACCCGCAATCGACGAACACGCGCCTGTCGGTAATCTCCAATCTCTTCTGTAGGTCGGCCAGTTGCGCCCATGTATGCAGCTCGCCAGCGTAAAACAGTCGAGATTCGCCGTTCTCAGCCCACAACCGCACGATGACGCGGAAATAGTCGCGCTGAACGTCAACGGTCATGTAACGGCGGTATTCGTGCTCCCACGGCTCCTCCATTGCGAATCCACCCGACAAATTGACCTCTTCGGACTGGAACTCCCGCATATCCCAGAACTCACCTAACCGCTTGCGCACAAACTCCGCCAATGGCGAGTAATCGCCCAGTTTTCGCGCGTGTTCAGCCTTCAGGAACTCGCTGGCGATCGTGTCCCACGCAACCCATGGAACCGTTAGAGCATTCCAGTGATAGCTTTTTACGCGCGGATCTGGTGCCGAGTTCTGATTTTGATAGAACCCGCTGTTTGCGATCTGCCGACGAACTTGCGGCTCGTCCTTTAGGTGGACTTTGCAGGAAGGGCACTCGTAACGCACCGTGTTTTTAATGCGCGCGAGGTCGTATTTGCCATCCGCGAGCTTGGCGCCTTCGCCGTCCCACTTAAGCTGACCGAGTACCATCGGCCACTTCTCTCCGCACGCCGGACAAGCGACGTGCCACTCGCTGCATGACCCAGCGGAAAAGCTCTCGTAAAACTCGCCGCTATTGTTCATCGGCGTGCTGACGTAGATCCGCTTGGAGTTGCGCGCATCGAACGAGGTTGTTCGCTTGCGTGACTCGTCGATGTGGCCATGCGTCCAGTAAGCCGCCTCGTCGCCGATGACGTAGCGCGCCGCTTTTGACTGGAGATTGTGAATGTTGCTGGCGCCCATTACGTACTGGGTCATGTGAGCGAACGCCACCGTTCGCTTCTGAATGCTTTTGTCTCCTTTGTTGAGCATTGCCCGCACTGGCTTGCAGTCGAGAATGCGATGTTTGAAACGGGTGTCTAGAAACTCGTCGGCGTGCTCGTCGGTTTGAAGGTACAGACACATGTCCCCGCCTTCCTCCGCGATCAGGTAGAGCATGGCACCCTCGGCCAAGGCGGTTTTCGCACTTTGCACCGAGCACGCGCAGATAATCTCCCGCGTCTCGTGATTTCGCAGCTCTTCAAGCGGCGCCTTGATCCACGGCGAGTTCCGCACGTCGAATGACCCGAGAATCGGCCCGCGCTCGAACCGCACATGCGTGCGCAGCCACTCGTCCACCGGGAGCTTCGGCGTTGGCCGCCAAACCTCCGCCATCAGTGAGTAGATCGAGAACGCCATCAGTTTTTACGTGGTCGCCCTCGTTTCTCTGGCTCAGCCGGCGCAATCTCGACTTCCATCATTTCGACATCCACCTTCTTCGCCTTAAGCTGCTCCTCGATTTTCACGTAATCTTCGTGTTCCATCTCTCGGAGAATCTTGTCGATGCAGGTGAAAAGCCGCTCTTCCGCTTCCGCCGGTGAAACACCACTTACCTCGTAAGCCATTTCCGGTGGCACGCGCTTGATCTTCTCTTTGATCGCATACATCACCGCCCGGACCTGCGACAGCACCTCATCGACGGACACGTATTTCGCCTGTAGAATCTCGATCTGCGTGGCCAGCTTCTGACATTCCAGATGGATCTTGCGCGCCTTAAGCGACGCCACGTCCTGCACGCCTTCAACGTTGATTGTGTCGCCGTCGTTTAAGCGCGTGTACTTGCCGCTGGCCAGAAACTGCTGCCGCGCGGCCTTGATCTTTTCGATGTCGTAGCCGTTCGGCCCTTTAATAAACGCCTCTGGATACTTCTCTTCCCATCGACGCAGCGCTTCAGGCGAAACCGAGTAGAACGCCGCGACATCCTTCAGCGTTTGATATTTCGGCTGAATGGTGCGGCCCTTTAGAAACTCGCTTTCCGCATAGGACAACGGATGACCGGCAGCGACCCGCGCGAGCAGGTCTTGCAGTTTTTTCTGTGTGTCCTCGGCGGTGGTTGCATCCATGCTGTTATTGATTGCGCATCTCCGCACGGCTGCGCTCGATCAGATCCGCAGCGTGTGCCGCGCGTCCAGTGCTCTCGCACCACTCAATCCATTCGCGTAAGAGCACGCCAGTGTCGCCAAGTCGTTCTTGCGAATCAGCGACCGTCTCTCGTGAGATGTCCATGGTTTGCTGAATGCGCTTCGGCACCTCGCCCAGCATAATCTCTCTATCCACTTGCGGCGGTGTCGGTGGTTTCGGAAATCTGCTTTTGGAGTGTCTCATAAATTTCTTGTAAGAATTGCATGTCTTCGAGGATTTCGGCGATCATCTCCGCATCCAGCGTCTCAATGACGTGCCCTTCACGCCACCACCGTTTGATGCAGCCGAGCGATGCCATCAGGTTCTGAAACTTGAGAACGTCCGTCTTGCGCGGTGTTGTCTTAGGCGCGGACTCAAGACCCATCGCGATCTGGAGTTGCTTGTACTGGCTACTCCCTGTCTTTTGCAGAGGCGGCTTGTCCGGTGACATCCGCGCGAGCCGCATACACCGATAAACCGCGTAGTAGTCACCAGCGCCCACTGCCTGGGTTGCGTATGCTTCCCATTCGTCCTCGTCTACTCCTTCTTTGAGCTTGACGCACGCCTTCCCTACTTTCCAAGCGCGCTGGAATGCAGTCTGGCTGATCGTCGATGCGGTCTGTGCCTCTTCCCGCATCATCGAAAGCTCAACCGCTGCAAAGTCCTCCAGCTCCTTTATGCTGAAAGTGTCAAAATTAGGTAGTGCTAGTTGCATCAGGCGTCGCGGCGGAATTTTAATGGGACGGACGAGGTGTCGAGCGTGTAGATCTCGTGAATGTGTTTCCGCATACGAGCGCGCAGCATTGAAGTCGCTTGTGCTTTTGTGTATGTGCCAAACTCACGCACCTCGCCGACCTGCATTCCTTTAAAACGCGCGACGTTCTTTTTTGGTTCTAGTTGGATTGGTGTGAACATGATTAGAGTTGTTTTTCTTGTGCGTAGGCCAGCAGCAGAAGCGCGTCTGCTGTCTTAAGCGTCACCTTGAGATGTGGATATCGCCGCTGAGCTTCGGCCTTGAGTTTGTTCTTCCACTCGGTCGTGCCGCTGGTGTCTCCTTTGGTGCCAAGACGGAAATGCTTTTGCCAGTCTTGCGGCCTGACTAGGATGATTGGCATTTGCAGCGATACCGCGATACCTCGAACCAAGCCGCAGTTGAATGCGAGCGGAAAGATGGTCGATCCTGGCAGCGCCTTGCCTACGAACTTCGGCACGTCCTCGATGATAAATTTGAGGTTGTCCCGAATAGAGCAAAGTATATCAGAAAGGTTGTGGATTTCTTCGGCGATTTCTGTGTCGCTACTTGGCATCCCCATGCAGGAAGGGAGCGCGGCTCCGTCCCAAGCGATGCCGCCGTTTACCCCTGGGTCGATTGCAATGTAAGTGGTCATGATCTTGGCGCGTCCTGTTCGATGTGTTGCCACTTGGCGTTGTGCACTGACTCGTAAATGCGGCGTTGCGGTTGTGGCCGCATCCCGTGTTTGGGTTTGAGGTGAAAACTCTCCAGCGTTTTCTCCACCTTCTTGCTGAACGCCTGCTTACTGATCCGATGGCGCTTTGCGATCTGGTCCATTGATTCTTCGGCCCGGCCAATCAGCCCGTAGCAGTAGGCGACCGCATCCAGCTCGACCATCGGCGTTGCGCTGTCCGCGATGTAGGCCAGCACGGCGCTGATCCCCTTGGCGTAGCTGTAATGATCGAGATCCCGCGCTTCCCGCTCGATCTGGTAGCGCACGTACTCGGCTTTGACGATGTCGATGGCCTGCGCGCGGCTCAGATCCGCATGTTGCCGCCACCGCCGGACGATGCGTTCGGCAAGCACGTCTTCCGGCGCCTCGACGTATTCAGGCGCGGCGATTTGAAAAACTGGGTGATCGGTGTCGATGCGTCAGGATGGCGAAATCCGGCCATAACGCAAATAGTTTGCGTAAAAAAACAAATGTAAAAAAATTGTATAAGTAGAAATTGTGCGCGCGAGGCGGAAACCTGCCAGAAACCAAAACGGCGTAGGGTTCCCATATTGGGGTGGGTATCAACGACTTATAACATATTTTACGCGCCAACCGTAAAAAACATCTGAACACCTTATACCTAGTTCTTACGTTAAAATCGTAAATACCTGATTCAATTGAACACCATTTAACCAATTATTGACGCTTTGCTCCGCCAGCGTACCATCGTCACCCTATGCAACGTAACTCATTCCCCGCAGCCATTCGCGCATTCCGCATCTTGCACAAGCTCACTCAAACCCAGTGCGCCGCTCTCATCCCCCACCTCAGCGTACGAATGATTGAGAAATGGGAACGCGGAGCAAGCGAACCGCCGCTCTGGTCGCAACGCATGATCCTCGATGCGTTACGTGATGCGATGAACACCGAATAAATAAAAGAAAAAATAATGCAATTATCCGTTGACGGCTCTACCTCGATGGCGTATAGTGACAACACAGCCTGCCAATCACGGCAGGCGCAACCAACCACTCCAATATGAAATCATTCAGCTTTACCACAGTCTCCCAGTATATCGCCGCTGGCGCTCTTAAAGTTGGCTTTGTGATTGAATCCCCAGTACGTGAAACCGAAAAAGCCCTTGGCTTTTCTGGTGTTAAATATAACAGCTATGGCAACGCATATGACGCCGTTATCTGGCTTCCCAAAAGCCAACTCAAGCAGCTAAAAAATGATTTTTACACCAATAACGCGCCTTCGGTGATGTGGTTCTGCCCTGCTTGGCTTTATGCCAAAAACCCAACGCTTGGCGAGCGCGCAGCCTAATAAACCAAACCCCTCCCATCCCCTCCCGTTTCTTCCACTACCCACCACCCACCACCACCACCCCAATATGAAAAACGCACTCCTCATCACGCTCCTCGTCACCCAAGCCTCCAGCTTCACCTGGATCATCAGCCTAGAAGCCCGACTGACCGACCGCCAACCGACCGTGTTCCTGCACCCTTACGATACGCCGGCCAGCGATACCCCGATCTTTATCGCTCCCCCGCCCGACCGCCCGTCACGCCCAATCCAGCGCCAAGACACCGAGGATAGCGAACTACTGCCGCGCATCGCTCTTGACACTGAGCCCGATGGTGCGTTATTTCCGCGCTAAGGAAAATTGGGCAACTGATAAAGGGGAGCCCCTCCAGTCTTTTCAGGCTGGAGGGGTCTTTTTATGTCTACTTCTTCCACCGCAATTCGCCCGGCATCACAAGCACCAAGTCGGTTCTTTCCACGATCCGATGAGCGTGTCCGCTGCTTCCCCTGTATTTGGCCCACATTGCCATTTCTAGGCCGTTCTTGATGTCCTCGCCGTAATGTCTCGCATCAAGGTCTGTCCACTCTCCTACGGCCTTCCCTGCTTTGTTTTTGGCGGTCGCTTGCAGCACTAGCTTTTTGTGCACTGCAAACTGCGCCTTGTCGGCAGGTTGCGTGATTTTCGCCAATTCGCGCTCGATCGCGGCTTTTTCGCGCTGTCTCTGCAAGGAAGCCTCCTTGCGTTCTTGTTGCGCCTTGTCCGCTTTATCTAGCAATTCCCTCACTCTGGCCGCACTAGCAAGACGGCGTTTTTCCATCCTCAAAGCATATTGTGTTGGCCCTTTTCTAGTTTCTTCCTTCATTATAAATCCTTTTGCTTGTTATAGTTTTTTTAACTCAATTAAACAGTGATCATTAGCACCCCTATCAAAAATCGTTGCGGAAAATCGCGGCGCTACACGAGAGAAAAGGCAGTGCTCCGGGAAGGCAAAAACGGCCAAAAACGGCTAAACCTGCAAAAGCTTTCTTTAATTACCATAATCTCTCCTCTCTTTATAAAGAGAATAAATAATATCCCGGTAAACCGGTAAATGAAGGCTGTTTTCCTAGGCTTTTAGGAATTTTGACAAAATGAAAGTGGCCAAAATATAAAAAGGTTGGGAATCTTTGCCGGATTTACCGGTTTACCGGGAATTGCTATTTTAGCTCCTCAAAATGCGGTTTTGCATCACATTTACCTTTGAACTGTCATAGCCAATGGAAATATTATAAGGCGGTTGTTTGAGTGCTCTGGTGAGCTTATTTGCAGTATCGACCACGGACGTTTCGCCGGAAGCGGCGCACCAGTTCTTGTATTCGGTGAAAAGGTCACGCATCGGAAAATGCGCACCCGGCATTTCAATCACTCGTTCGCTCATGAACTGCTGAAGGCTGTCCTCTTCCATGCGATATTCTTCCGTTGCAGCCTTGACCATTGCCGGCGGACACAGCCCCCCACGTTCTTCAAAGTCCAGATAACCATCAATGGCACGTAGCAACATGCCAGGCAGCTCCTTCTTGAAGATGTCCCAGATCTCCGACCGTGGTTTGCGCTCGGCCACTGGGATGGTCACTTCCCACGGTATCAGGTGAATCCGCCTCCAGATGCCGTGGTCCACGCCAGAAATCTTAGGCTTGTGATTGCCGACCATCCAGATTTTGTGCGTTGGTGAGAAGGTATAAGGACGCTCATACGGCCTGCGTGCCACAATGTCCTCACCGCCTAGCAGCCCTTTCACCATGCTTTCATTGATCTTCTTGTTGTCTGGCAGCTCGTCGGTAATAATCAGGCGCTTCCCTTCGAGCATTGCCTTTTTATAGTCCATCGTCGCATCGCCGCTGGTGCCGAGAAGCGTGTTCACATCCACCATGGTGCTTAGCTGGTCGCCTAGCAAATACCGAAGCGCCATCAAGCCTGTGCTTTTGCCGTTTGCTCCCAAACCATAACAGAAAAAGAGCGCATCATGATCGACGAATCCGGTCAGGCTGTAGCCGACGATTCGCCACCAGTAATCAATCATGTCCGCATCTCCACCGAATGCTCGCTCGATAAACGCATCAAAGTATGGACACGTTGCGTCAGCATCGTAAACGACCGGACACGCCACGCTGAGCAGGTCGGTTCTTTCGGTTGGCCGCACTTTCTTCTCTTTAAAATCCACGCACACGCCATTCTTGAGCCCGAGCAAGTGCCTATGCTGGTCGTACTCGGTCGCTGGCCGGCACAACCGATCAAAGCGTTGTGCCAGCCCAAGCACGTTGGCCATGTACGGCGCCTTCTGCAAGCTCCCGCAGCGTTGGCGCATCTGCTGGATCTCGGCCATGTTGGCCTTTGTCACTTCCTTGTTCTTGGCCGCTTTAGCCTCGGCCTCCGCTGCGCTAATCAGCACATCATAGGCTGAGATGATGCGGGCGGACATATCGTGGATTGTGCTCCCCACGCTGTCCTTCGTCCAGAGCCCGGTATTCTCCGCGTACTTCCGCCAAACCTGTGACAACGGGTCGTATGCAAAATCATTGCACCCGCTGCGTAAAAAGACCGTTGCATCACCCACTTGTTCACGTGTGTAAAGTTTTACGACACTTTCTAAATCCATGCCGCCGTCCTCACCGACGACCTGCTTTTCCTCTTCGGTCAGATCGGGCGGTTCTGGGTCTCCTTCCAGCAGATCCGAGTGCGAAGCCCCAGTACTGCCAAAGATCAGGCGCCCCATCCATGTCTTGCGCTTTGCCGCTGCTCGTGCGTCAAACCCGTGCTGCTGCGCGTAGTGAATGACCGTGCGAATGGTCACGTTCTTAAGCCTGTTCTTGTGTTTTTTCTCGTATTCCCCAGGGTGCTCTTCCGGCGCCCACTCGTTCAACACCGCACATGCGGCCCCAAGCGGTAGCACGCTAAACACGCCAGATGCGACCCGCAGCCAAGTATCGTAATCGGGTCGTTTCGGCAGATAAGTCAGGATCTCCCGGACATCCGAGATGCTCATGTCGTGCTGCTCGGCTGCAAATGGTGTCAGATCTGTATTGACCGGCTTAGCGCGCACCACCTCTTTCTCCGCTTCTTCCGTCACTGGCAGAACCTGCGTCCCGCCTTGTCGGCACCATGCTTCGGGGTCAAACGACAAAAAGCACAAGCGTTCAATGTCCTTGCAGGCTTTGTCGAGTTGCAGCCCGTATTCCTTGGCGAAGTATTCCTTGGCACTGTTAAAACTGGCAAGGTGCCGCGTTCCGTCGATACGAACGGCGCATTTGATGCCAACGCCGGACGGCCCGACGAACACGGCGCCGACGTGTGGGTCTCCCTGCAGGCGTGCCCGTATTTCGTCCTGTAATAGGCCTAGGTTCTCCTTGCCGTCAAAGTCGCACTGCAGCCACCCGCTGTGTGTTCGTGCCCGTATTGGCGCGTTCTTGGAGCGGCTGACCATACTGCAAGACAAGGTGGCCGCCGGCAGGCGCCTTTTAAGCATTCCCATTTTTGCTGTCTCATTTGCGGCTGCTGCTTGCCTGATCTTCAGCACGAGGTCTTGATACGTGCCGCTTCTGATCTGCTGAATGTATTCTTGGAGCGATCCAGTGCGGACTGGCGTAACCGCCGTTGCTTCTGGAAACCATGTGATCTGCGCCTCGGCTGTGCCTGCAACCTCGGCTTCCTGCGGGTGTGAATTTTCGATAGTGATCATGACTGTGAAATGGATTTTGTGAACTGAATGGCTTCCTGCGATACCCAGACGCCTTTAAAAACGTCCTTTAAATACAAACCGGCTAGAGAGCGTACCCGGCTGAGTGCGACGTATGTCTGCCCCGGCTCTCGTGTTGCTCGAACGTCGATCAGTGCAGAATCGAGGCTAAGCCCTTGGCTTTTGTGAATGGTGGCCGCCCATGCGAGCTTGAGCGGGATTTGCATGACCCAGCCTTGATTGTCGTCGCTGGGGTCGATGTTCCATTTGTAATCCCCTACATGCAGGAACCCGCCGGAGTCGAGCTTGACCGTCACTTCGTCTCTTTCGCAGTTGCACACCGTGCCGAGGCTTCCATTAACGGCACTTAATGCTCCACCGCTGTTTTTCTCTGTCAGATTGGCCGTGACCATCACTCGTGCTCCGACCTTTAGTTGCAGCTTTTCAGGTGTCAGCATGTTCTTGATCATCCAGTCGCAGGCTGCATGACCGCTGTTGCTCATGCGGTACACGTGCAATGGCTCCTCGATACCCTCCAGCATCATGTTGTTGTATTTATCGACCTGCACATTGTGCGTAAAAAGCCTGAGCAAGTCAGCACGCGGAAAACGCGCCACACGCTTGGCCATGATCTCGGAGTGACGCGGCTGGATCGTGCCGATGCGGACATTGTTCAGCAGATCTTTGAACACGTCATTGTCCTGTCGATGGATCTTTTGAAGTACGACGTGCTCAAAATCGGTCATCTTCCATGCTGAACTTAGAAAAGCCCAGTCGTACTTCCCTGTCTTACTCACCGGCGGGAGCTGTAAGAAGTCCCCGACACAGATGACCTGAATGCCGCCCCAAGCGTAATTATTGCCGCGCAGCTTGCGGCATAGGAACTCCAAAAACTGGAACGTTCGGCCAGGCAACATGCTGATTTCGTCGATGATTAAGCATTCGCATTTTCTAATGCGTTCAAAGGCATTCTTCCTTGAAATGCTCAGCGGCGGCTTCGACATTTCCCAACAAAGTCGGTCCCAGCATTGTTCATCGTCCTCATGTGGCTGCGGCCCAAGCCCAATACCAGACCACCGATAAATCGTGTTGGCGATCATGCTAACCCCCGAATTTGCGTAAAGCTGGTCACGCAGGTTTAGTGCGGCAATGCCGGTGGTGGCCGTCACCGTGATCGAGTTCTTATTTCCGGCAATGAACTGCGTAATCACCGTGCTCTTGCCTGTGCCGGCATTGCCTGTGAGAAAAACGTTCCTGCCTCGTCGCATCGTGTTGACTGCTGATTGCTGGCTGGTGTCGAGTATGATTTCAGTTGGTAATAGTGTTGTTTCGAGTGTCATGTTAAAATCGTGGGCTGCTGAACTGCAAAGAAACCGCCCCCGTGCACACGCACGAGGACGGCCAAAGTTGCTTATTCCACCGGACCCAGCAGGTCTGGCAGTAAGCGGGAGGTATAAGATCCATCCGTTTGTTGACTTGATGGAACCACGCGATTTCTGCCATCGTCACTGTTCCGGCGGGAGCAGCGGGTCGAGCGGCATTTCTGGAAGGCGGCCCAGCATCGGGAGTGGAAAGAGAAGCAATGGCGGCTTCCCAATCCGACAACACGCGATCCACGCGGTCTGGCTCGAATGTGCCATGATAATCCCCAGGTTGCTGTGAGGCAGGAGGCAGGCTTGTTGCCACAACTTCTCCGCTTCCGTGCTCTTCGGCGGGAAGTTGGGAATCACGTCGGTCAGGTTCTCCGTTGCCAGTAGTCGATCTTCTTCGCATGGCAACTGGTGCAAAGGTGCTCGTTCTGGTCGTGTCGGTAACTCCCTCGGCCTTGACGGGACGGGATGCAAGACGCCCAAAACGAGCGGCGGCGTTTTTTTTTGAGCATCCGCCGCAGCGGCTGCTTGAGCAGCCGCGATTTCTTTCATGGTCATGGCCTAGTAGTCGAGGTCAGCGGCCACGGGTGCAGGCGTTGGCGCCTCGGAGATGCTGAGCATCCGCTCCATCACTTTTGCAGTAATGGCCATGTCGTTGTTGAGGTACTCCAGAGCCTTGGCCCTGTCGTTTACCCACAGACCGGCAAACTCCTTGCCATTTCCGTTTTTTCCGGAAAGACCGAAGAAGCGGCAAACTGTGTCTAGCTTTACCCACTCCATCCGATCTCCGCATTGCCATTCTAGTGCTAGGTCAATAAACACGCTCTGATTCACGTAGCCGCGAGTCATGTAAACGCCGGACGGGATAGCGATACCGTGTGCCCAGCTCCTGCGTGTAAGGAAAGGAATGTCGAACTTGTTGGAGTTGAATCCGACAACCGCCCGCCGTTCCCGCACTCGGTCTTCCAGCCACGTCCAGAACGCGCGCAGGTTCTTGGCTTCGTCCTCGTCCTGCAGGATGGTAGTCACGCCATCCGTGCGCAGTCCGATTGCAAGCACCCGCCCAGTTAATGCGGACAAGGCGCCGCGCTCGATCCACGTAGCTTTCTGCTCAGCAATGTTCTCGGCGATCTTGGCGGCGTCCTTGTAATTGGCCGGCGCCTTGAACTCGGGGCACAGGTGCTGGATCTGATCCAGCGGCAAGGCGCCAGTTTCGATGTCAAAAAGGCAGGTTTTCAAAATAGCTCGGTGGTTGAGTTTTGAGCGTTAAGAATTGCCACGGCCTGCTTGATTGCTGCGTCGAGCCGCTTGTCGTCGGCTTTTGGCTTCACTGGGTCGATGCTGGGAATCCATTTATCGTGCAGCGCCATGATGGCATCCGCAGGCAGATCGCCGACTTCCTGTCCTGCGTACTTGCCAATGTGCACTTTCACCTTCTGCCAGTCCTCCCGGCCGGCGGAGTCGTCATCTTGCACATCCGAGGCTTTGCGGTAGGTGCCGCCTGCCTCCTTTTCGGGCTTGTCCTTTACTCGAACGTAGCTGCCGGACGGCTTCAACGGATCGCCGGACTTGTCTGGCTGCATGAAGCTGATCTGCGCATATGTGCGGTCTCCCTTCAGTTCATGCGTGACAATCAGTTGGACGGGAAAGCCCAGCAAAATCTCTTCAAGTCGAAACTCTCGTTCCTCCTCGGCGGTCAGGTCACGCCCACGGATCTTCTTCAGATCGCGCCTAAGCGATGACTTCTCGTGCAGGCTTGGACTGTAGGGTGCACTGAACATAAGCCCGCAGCGGCCATTTGTGTCGATGTGCTCGGTCTCGTAGACGATCTTGAAGACGTTCTTGTCTCCGAATTTCGTGGTCATCATTTTTAGTGGGGTCACGTCCACGATGACGCCTTTGATAAGTCCCTGCGTTTCAGGGTGAGGCGCGTATTCGCGTGATTTTGTGCTTAGAATTAGCTCGTTCATGGTATGGTTCTGGTTCTGGCTCTGGTTCTGGTGTTTTGTTCTCGTGTTCGGGAGGGAAAATTTATATCAGAATTCACTTCTGCTTTCTAACATATGGCCGGGGCGGCTTTACAGTCTCCGGCGCATAGATCTTCCTGTATTTCTCCACGGTCGGTTTTGATACCCGCATTGAGTAAACGAGTTCCTTGTCGGTGAGCGAATAATCAGCGTTGGCCATGACCGATGCAGGATCTGTCTTATCCGCAATCACTGCATCTTGCCCGTAGACTTTACGATACTTTTTAACAGTGTTCTCACTAACGCCCAAAGAATAAGACAGTTCGCGATTGGTTAAAGTGTAATCGGCTTTTGACATGATCAAAATCACCTCGCTGACTGCTTGGGTGCCTGTTTCGTCTAGGCATTTCCTTGGTCTTCCCGGTCCGCCATGGACTTTCGCATTATAGCCTTTTCTCTCTCTCGTTCGTAAATTGCTTTTCTCCATGCATGGCGCGCACGTCCGCAGTACACGGTGCATTTTTTTCCCGCACGACGCGCACCTGTTTAGCCTTTGCATGTTAAGCTGGTGGAGGCGTTGTCTTGATAATGGTTTATCCTTCATGGTGTTTAGCTTGTTCTAGTCTGTCTTGAGTTAAGCCTGAACGTCTTGCAGCTTCTGCAAGTAAATTGCAGCATCAAGCATTTCCTCTTTTGCGTGCTGAAGCCAATCGCCCACGCTCAAGTCGTCGCGCCGCATCGTGGTTCCGTACTTCAAAGCGCCGGCTGCTTGGCGCGCTCGGATTTGCTCGATGATTTTCTCCTCCACGCTTTTGCCGCGCCAGTAGCGCACTATGTTTAGCCCGTCCTCGCTGAGCTGCGGATCAGAGTGCGGGAACTGGTCTTGCCATTCCGGCATGAACACGTCCGAATCGTGTCGCATATCGCAGCTTGAGTTGATGTGCGTGACGAGGATGGACTCGCACAGCGGCAAGAATTGCTTGTAGATCTCGGCGCCGCCAATGACCCAGACGCTGCCGCCCTTGCGGGCGCAGGCGGTCTGCGCGCCCTCTGTGCCTGTGACAAATGTCACGTCTTTGTTGTTGGGTCTCGGGTCTCTGCTCAGCACAACATGATGCCGAAAGTGCAGCAGCGAAGGCAGTGAGTCAAAAGTCTTGCGGCCCATTAAAAGCGTCGCATACTTGGTGCGGCTGGCAAAGTGCCGCATGTCCGCCGGACTGCTCCATGGAAGTTTGCCGTTGCGACCGATGCGGCCTTGCTTGTCGATGGCGACGATTGCGTTGTAGGTGGTAGTGGTGGTCATGGTTGTGGTGTCTCGTCGTTGCGGAAAAAGATGTCGCAGGGCTTGCGGCAGTCGGTGCACACATACCAGCAGGTAGAGCCCGGACTTTTGTATCCTGCTGTGGTGGTTGGAGCTTGGCAGCACTTGGAATAAGCGTAGCCTTGCGAGTGCTTTTCTTGAGGTGTTTTGGTCATGGTTGTGTTTTCGATTGCTCGTAAAATTTTACGATGTCTGAAAGTTTCCCAATGATTTCATAGTCATCGTCTTGCAACGTTTTTTCGTAAGCCTCGTTTGGCACAAGAACAATGCGCAGACTCCACTCGTCTTTTTTGCGAGCTAAGTAAGGGGAATGGCCCCATAGAAATAAATCCGCAGCATAACCGTTTAGAATAATCTGCGCGTTCAAGCCACTCGACCCTTCGTTGTCGCAAACTGAGATTTGCGTTTTGTTTGTAATAGTACCCATAGTGTTTAGTTCCAAAGTAGATCCTCCAATTTAACGTCCATCATTTTTTCAAGGCAGGTGTCGCAGAAAACACCCACGTAATCTGACCTCAATGTTTTGGCCATGTATTCTTGAGCTGTGCAAGACTGGCCACCAAAGGTCATCTCGGCTGGCCAGTCGCAATCCAAAGGATTTTGGCATCGTGTGCAAAGCGTTTTTAGACGAACGGTGGTCATGATTGTGTTTCTAATTTAACAAAGGAATAATTCTCACAAATCTCGCCCGCCGAAATAATGCGATTGTGAAAATTGCACCAGCCTTCGCACGGATGCAGGAATGACCAGTGTTTGCAGGTAAAGCAGGTTGGGTGTTTTGTCATGGTTTTGCTGTTTTGTCGTCTGCAAAAACGATGCTGCATGGTTTTTCGCAGAGTGTGCACCAAAACCAGCACTTCGCTCCCGGAGTTTTGCGCTCACCGGTCTCAGCTTTGGCTTGGCAGCAACTGGAAACATAGTCGGGCTTTTGTTGTTGTTCCCCGCGCAACCGCTCGACTTCCGCAGCCAGAATTCGGGCGGCGGCTGCCAGTTGCGGCGATACGCGGTCCTTGTCTTGATCCGTTAGTTCGCGCTCCATTTTATCTGAGGCCCAGCAATACTCCGATAACGTTGACTCCTTGTATTTTGCAAAATAGATAGCCGCTTGAACGGTGTCAGAGATTGGGGTCATGGTTGTGGTTTCCCCTCCTCCTCTCTGAGCATCTTGTCGAATTCTTGTGCCCCGCGCCAAGCCTTCATAATGTTGTATGCAATTTCGGCAAACATCTCGGTAACGGCTTCGTCGTCCTCCGTACTGCGCTCCTTGTTGGACCGATCAAGGAGGTGATCCAAGTACCTGTCCAAGTTAAGAAGGTTGTATTTGGTGTCACGGATCTTGGTGAGGATCTCGATGCGGTCGGCCATTGCTGGTGTGGTCATAGTTGTGGTGGTGGGTGTTGTTGCCTTTTTCCAAAAAGTTTGAGGTCGATTAGCTCGTCCTCGGCTTTTTCGGCCCGCTTCTTCCAGCACTCCTTTAACGCCTCGGTCCATTCAATAGCGGTAGAATCGACCAGATAGTTGTGCCTAGCCGTGTCCCGCAGGAGATTGATCGTCTCCTGTTGCTGGATCATGATGTCGATGAGTGCTTGTTTCGTGATCATGGCTAGTTAAGTGCGTATTTCTGCGTCGTCGCCGGTCCGGTCTTGCACTGCAACACAAGCAGCCGGAAGCGTAGGAAACTGATCTCTTCTTCCATCTTGGCCATTTCAACGTAGATCGGCTCAATATTGGTGATGCAGCCTTCGATGTCGGTGTTCGCGTTCCAGACGGCATCAGTGCGTGGTGTTGGTGTGGTCATCCTCTAATTTGGGTTTTCTGTTTCTCTTCCGGCGTGAGCTTATTCCATTCGTCGTAAACCTGAAAGAACTTGCGGCCCATGCGGGAAGCAGGGTCAAAGTTCTTTTTCAGCCTTTGAGGCCCGAGGTAGCGGTGTGATTCAAAGGTAAAACCCTTAAACTGGTAGATGTTCGCCAGCGTCATGATGCCGTTGACCTTGTTGTTCTCGTCTGTTGTGTAGTAGGTGCCCATGGTTATGGTTTGGGGGTGAAGCATTCGCATTCCTCGGCCTTTCTTTCCGGCGGGTGAATTGTTGTATCGTGCCATTCAATCCACCAAGGAAGATCCACTGTGCATTTTCCCCACGCATATGGCAGGGATTGTTTAAAGTGTATGCACTCGCTGCAACACTTGGGTTTTTGTTTGTCGTTCATGGTCTAGGTTTTGGTTCAAAGCATTCGCAGAACTCTTCCTCGTCGCCTTTTCGATGCAGCGGCTCCATCGCGTGGTCGGCCCACCAAGGCAAGGCGACAGTGCATCTGCCGAGTGGAGAAGCGTCACTTTTCCAAAAGTTCACGCAATCGCTGCACCTCTGAGGTTGGGTTTGGTCACTCATAACTGCGCATCTCGCACCTCCGTCTCAATCTTCAGTGCCACCCGTGCGACCTCGACCCAGCAGAACACGCTCACCTTGTTGAGCGGGTCGCAGACAAAGTCCGCCCAAGTAGGCGTGGTCATGTTGTGGTGCGCGCGTGCCTCCTTCATGTAGGCCGAGTAAAGCAGCCCGGCATAGTTCATCAATGCGTTGGAGTGTAGTGATTCGCTGTCCATGTTGTTGTGTTGGTTTGTTGTTCTTGCGGATGTGCCCGCCCTTGTTCCTTGCCTTGCTCATGCCTTGCTCTTGCCTTGCCGCGCCGGGCGTCGTTTTGCCGTGGTCCAGGATTATTTAATGCTAGGAAACTCTATAAGTTTTCCATCAACAATGTTTAATCTCAATACGCTTATTTTTTTGCCATCTCTTGCAAAATTCCACGCCAAAATGCAAAATGCAAAAATGTTTGGCTTTGTAATGCGGGCGCTTCCTGTCCGGCTTTTTAGAAAAAGCTCTCTTAAAACATAAAATGGATCTTTAGGTTTAAGCCCTAATCCATCGACAATGGAATCAGCAAAGTTTTCGGCTAAAGCTCGATCCCTTCTTGCAAAAAGATAATAGCAAGCATGAAAAATAGAAGGAGGCATTACGGGCGTTTTTTGTGAACGAAGGTAATTTCTAAGATCAGGATGAACCTCAAGAAGTTCCTGAACCTGAGCATTTGTGTATTTGTGCGAAAAGTTAAATTTCCTGTGAACGTATTGATCAACCATTATTAATGCTGCCGATAATGATCTTGATGATTTTTCACCATCGCAAAATAGTGTGTCTGAGGCATTGCGAATCTTGCCAGAATCAATTGTGTTAAAAACATCTTCAGGCAAGCCTCCCATGACCCATGATTGAATGGTAACGCCAGATTTGATAACGGCGTTTAAGCGATGTTGCCCATCAATTATGTTTCCTTTGCCATTATATCCCGTAAGGCGAATCATGTCACCATTCACCTTCCATCTGCCTTCTCTCATTTCTTTTGCTAATCGAGCGATTAGCATATGACTAAGCGGCCTGTTTTTTGGATTGTTTTCAAGCAGTTTTGCAGCAATTGCTGGCGTGATTGTCATCAGTTTTGGAATCATGGTGTTGTGATAATATGTTGTTGTGTAAAAATTGTCCCGGTCGGCGGATAGCCAAGGCGCCGGGTCGCCTTCAATATAGGAGGTCCGTTCCCCCTCGGCCTTTTGGCACTCTCGCCGTTTATGCCAAAGTTTTTTGCGCTTTCTTGCGCTTGAGCCAGTCGCTTTCGCATGTCTCGTCGATGCGGACGATGTGCGCGCACTGGCTGTGCATCTCCATTTTTGTCCGCACGTTGGCCTGGCTACTGGCTGAAACGAAAAGCTCAATAGAGTTGCCAGCCATGTTTTTTGCCTGAACCACCCAGAACCGCTTGTTCGCTGCGGCCATGCTCGCCGGCGCTTCAACTTCCGTGATGGAAAGTACGCTCTCGATGTTGTCCTTCCTCTTGACCGATGCCAAAGCCAGCCGCTGGTCTGGCGCTTTGACTGTGAGTCGGATGATTGCTCCGCCGATTGCTCTGACTGATGCTTGATAGTGTTTCATTTTGGTTGTTAATGTTCGTGTATTTCTTCAACTGTTAAAATTCTTTCAACATCGTTCGGCAATAGCGCCTTCTTGCGTGCTGCTCCGCCGTTGATTGCTGCGTATTCCTTGGTCAGGATGCGGCCTGTGGTCGTAAGAATGACGACCTTAAATCGTTTGTTGTGGTAAACGTACCGCCTCATATCCAAGCAAAGAAAAGCGCGCTGTAGACGACGACCGCCAATATCGAGATTAGCAGGATGCACATACACCCGCCCGGCCCGTCGTCTGGGTTATTCTTGTACCAATGCGCTGCTTCGCTTTTGGCGTCGCGCAGCATCCGGCGGCGGCGTGATGCGGCTGCTGCGTAGACCTGAGCCATATCTTTGATCGGTTGTGGTTTCATATTAGGGTTGTTTCACGATTCGGGATAGGACAATGCGAAGGAACACGCTGACCGGCATGTTGACCTCGGCGGCTGCGGCTCTGAGTTTGTCCCGCAGCTCCTTCGTGCAGCGCAGTGTGATGATTGTGTCGTTCTGCATGTCGTCATTTGTAAACGCTTTGAATACGCCGTCAACAGAAAAAGATCAAAGTACACAAAAAACCCGCACCCCTCGTGAAAGAGATGCGGGTCGCTTCGCCCGGATGCGGCCCCGGTAGCGGCTCCGAGCGGAAGAGATTTCTTAGCTCACCACCTCAGCATCAACCAGCGGCGCCTCCTCCTTGCGGAAGATCGCACACGCATTAAAGAGCTTTTGATGCAGATGTGCGGCGGCGCCGGCGGATTGGATGCCAGCGGATTTGACCGCGATGTCGATCAGGTTTGAGAGTGCGACCGCTTCTTTTTCGGTTAGCGTGAATGTGGCTGTTGGTTCCATAGAGCGCCTAGGATGAAGCGGCAAGGAGGGGAATCAAGACCATATTGCTGGCGTCAGCAAAATGGTCACTCAGCAGGCGGGAGCGCGGCCTGCGCTTCGATCCAAGAGCGCAGAGGAGCGACGCAGTCGATGACCGCTTGAAAAGCCACAGCCACCTCTGGCACCTCGTTAATAGCCTGCCAGAGCTGATCGGTGTAGACGGGCTGATTGAGCGTGCCCGGTCCGATCTCCTGCGTGGTCGGATCGTACGGCAGCAGCTCGATGCGGACGTTGCCGGTGGTGAGCGTCGGCGCGTGGACGACTAGGTTATATACCCATTGCTCCGTGTAAGTTTTCTCAGGGACGGCGGGGACGACGATTGGTTCTTCTGGAGTGATGGCCATGATGAAAATTGATTAGATTGCAGTAAAGACAAGAGCAGTGCCGCCAGCGTTGAGAGTGATGCGGTAGCGGGTGCTGGTCCCGGCTGCTTTCATGATGATGCCGCTCGTGACCGTTTCGATTTCAACGTCGCCACCTGTCACTTGCAACTTCGAGCTAGGAGCCGTCGTGCCGATGCCGACGTTGCCGCTGCTGAGAATGTAAAGCGATCCCGTGGGGGCGGTGTTGGCGATAGAAACTGGCGTTCTTAAAATTGAGTTTCCTGCGTCGTTAAGAGCTTGAACGACAAAAGTGTTTGCAGACGAATTACCGAAACGCATAATTCTGCTTCCGGAAGTATTATTCTTCGCAAACACATTAAAAAATGATTCTTGTTGTCCTTCGGCTGAAAAGTATGCGCCATCACCACTTCCTGTACCACTTCTTGCGGTGATAGAGACCATAGTCGCTGAAACAACCTCTAAGTTCGCCGCCGGAGCCGTCGTGCCGATGCCGACGTTGCCGGTCGTGCCAATGGTCATGCGGGCCGTGTTGTCGGTCAGCAACTGCAATGGCCGAGCCGATGCGCCTACGTGTTGCGTGCCGACCTGAAACGCCAGCGCCGTTCCGTCGTACTTCGCAAACATCCGCTCGTATACGGACCCACTCGTATACGTCCCATAAACATTGAACGTCTGCGCCGCCGCTCCGTTGCGGAGGGCTAGGGTGTTGGCGGCTCCGTCGCGAAACAAACGAGTATCTGGAACTCCTGTAATTGCGTCTGCTGGGCAAAAACCAAAATATATATCGGATTTTAAAGCAATTCCAACTGTGTCTATTTTTACAGAGTTACTAGCTGTCGAGAATTGTGCTCCTATAAAAACACCATCCCCTCTAATCTGATATTGATTAGATGTTCCCCATTCTGCAACATTTAATAAAAATGAATTAGCCGCTGATTTTATAGTGCCATTTTTGGTAACCCATAGTTTACTCACCCCACCCACCTGCAAATCCAAGAGTAAAGACCCAGACGCGCTGTTCGCGTCGCTCGTGCCAGCCGCATTCACCACTAACGCCTTGAACGTTTGCGCCACATCCGTCCAAGTCTGAGTAATAGTGACAGGCGTGCTGGTCGCAATACTGCCAACCGACAACAAACTATTCCGACTCACCTTCTTCGAAATCGAGCCCGCCGTATCCCAGACGAATGTCCAGTCGGCATCCGCGACAAATGTCTTTTCGGTAAACTCAGAAAGATTTAGGTTAGCCATGGTATTAAAGGTAATTCACTCGGTTTCCTGCGCCGTCCACTACGTGATCGCTCCCCGGTCCGTCCACTAGCACGTGATACGTCGGTGCGGGTGCCGCACCTCCGAGCGTCGCACCAATCATCATCAGCAGCTCATCGGTCGGCGAGTACGCCACCGGAATCTGCACTGGGAGTGCCGGAGCGATGAATGATGTGATGTTCGAGGTCATTGCTTGAGCACTGTGGCAAGGAGGATGGCCAGCAGTGGGTCATCTGGCCGCAAAACTTTAGGAAGCTCCACGGGCATTTTATTGACCCGTGACCGTGACCACACTCGATGCTGTGTTCAGCTCCTTCGCCTTGACCGTGATCGGCGAGTTGGTCGGGATGATGTTGATTGCATCCTTCGCTTCCGTTTCGGCAAGGATCGCGCCATTAGCGGCCAGCACGTACACCGGCTGGCTCACCTCGACGCCGACGATAGTGCCTTGAACAACGGTGATGTTGGCGCTAGTGGCACCGGCGGCAAGAGTTCCTGAGTAAAGTGTGGCCATGGCTTAATTGCGTAAGGGATGTCAATCTTAGGATGCGATGATGCCAGCGGCCCGCAGTCGAGCGAGAAGGTCGTTCAGGCGCGCTTGAGTGCTTGGCGCGTCCGTTGCGTCGGCCACCGCTGCGGGTTGCACCACCGGCGTCGTATTCCAAAACCCAAGTTTCTGCGTCGCCGCCGTTCCAATCTTGGTGCCGGTGTGGTAGTCGAGCACTACGTCAGCACGAAGATTAAGGTTTGACGTTTTGTCGATGAAGAGCGCGCTTGTATCAAATTGAATGCTCCATGTGCTGTACGTGCCCGCCGTGCCGCCGGAGTTTGTCACCAACATGCTAAACGCGCTTGTGCCCGCGTTGTACGTTGCAACGCGGCCTTCCACAAAATTTGTCCCCGATGTGCATCGAACGAAAGTACCAACCGGCACGGCAGCCAATGCGAAGGCAGTCCCTGAAACGACAAACGATTTACTCCCAAGCACAAGAGTGTTCGGGCTGCTGGAGGAATACGTTTGCAGATACAGATACGTCGCATTCCCGGTAGCCACATCCAACAAGCGAGATGTCGCCGCTGACTGGAATGTATCAATATGGAAGCGATAACCCGTAAACGATTGAGCCGTGTTTGACCACTTCTGCGAGTAATCCAAAACTGGGATTGGCCAATTGACGACATCCGTGTACCCCTCACCCACCCAGTTGTTTTTCAAAACCACCGCTGGCCCAAAAGCTGATTCTGGCCGCGAATATTGATCCGAGAAAATGGCCGCACCATTCGTCAGCGTCTTAAGAGCATTGTTCGGCGTTGGGATAACGCTGTTGTCTTTGAAGATGTAACGACAGTTGTTGTATGGGAGACTGGAGTTGTATCCCGGAGAGCTGCTTGTAAAGATTGCGTACAGAGAACAAGGCCATGCTTGTGTGCTGGTACTTAAAACGGTTTCTGGATATGCAGTATCTTCTCCGAGCTTGGTAATATTGAAGTTTACCTCATCCCGCACCATCGTTTCTGTTCCGGCTCTAAACGTATTCCCGCGCATAAAAACGCGGTTGGAGTTGTTGACGAACAAGTACCGCTGGCCCGCTCTTGATAGTGTGTTTCCTTCAAAAGTGATATCCTCACAAAATTGGATCTGGCAACCAAGTTTTGTGGATGAACTGGAGTCCAAAACAATGTCCACTGTGTTCCCAATCGCCTTACACCCAAAAATCTGATCAATGGATAAACCAACCAGCATTTGGCTGGCCATCGCAATCCATGATGTATTCTCTTCAAACGCTGCGCCTGTTCCGCCAATGCTTATTACGGCACTGGTTGCGCCTTGCGTGTAGGAGACAACTGTCGCGCTAATGTATTGGTCACCAGATGCGCTCGATGTGTTTCGCAATACAATATTTGTCCCTTCAAGCGCAGCCGTGGGCAAACTGTTCTGCATGAAATTATTGCCAGACCATTCCAGATTCAATGATGGAACTGAAATAGTGTGCAGGCCATATGGGCAAAGCGTAAACGTATAAGCTGTACCTGTCGCGCCAGCACTCAAGCTGGTGATATTAATGACAATAGTGGTGCCATCGTTTGATTGGATGGTACCAATCATGTACTGATCATCCGATCGACGGAGCAACGCCTGTTTGGTTGCGGCAAACTCTGGATAAGCCTTTGGCGTTGTAAACGCGAAGGTTTTGACACCTAGTGTGTACGGAACGGAAGTAGCCAGCGGCACTCGGTTGCTAAACGATTGGGATGGCAGCGTGCAGTTTGCCGGGTCTAGTGCAATCGGAGAATATCCATACAACCAAGGATCGACCGGAGCCGTTGTTTTTCTCCGCCGTGGTGTCGCTCGCACGTTTTTAATCGTGTTCCCGATGACCAGCGCATTAACAACGCGATCCGGCTTTTGCGTCTGGGTGTTGCGGTCGTCGCCGACGATCTCAAGACCGACAAAGACAGAATCGCAAATTGTGTTGTTTGCGACCACTGAGTTTCGAGCACCTGCGAAAGAGATGCCCATTGAGCCAGTGTTTGAAATTGTGTTGTTGGCAACTACTACAGCGGCTTCGTTCTGGCCTAGTGAAACCTGCGCACCATTGCTTGTCGTGTTCTTGAATGGCCAGAACACCTCAATACCCATACGCTGGTGATCCGCGCAGTTGTTGCCAATGATGCGGCAATGAGCGACCCCATTGCCAACCCAGATACAGTTTTCGACTGAAAACTTGGTTCCGTCATAAACCGCACCGTCTCCGATGATCGAGTTTTCAGAAATTAAAACCCCATCCACTGACCACTCAAGGTAGACGCCAGCACCGGACGTGCGAATCTTGTTGCCTACAATGCTGAGGTTGCGATTCGTCGGAGAACCCGGTCCACCACTAAGCCACATCGCCCTAAGCGTGTTAAAAATGTGGACATTCTTAATTGTGGTATCTGAAATACCAGTATTGCTTGGCCCGCGACCAAAATGGATACCGATGGCATTTCTCTGGCTTGATACGCCACCAAAGGTCAGATTGATCACCGTGCCTTCGATTGTGATGTTCTCAATCGTCACGTTGGACGCATTGATGTTGACCACGCTATAAATCTGATACGTGAACGTTACGCCAGTTTGTAGCTTGAGCACGGACTTTCCGTTGGCGTGCCCGGTGATAACGACGTTTGGAACAGTGATGTTCAGGCCACCGTTGCCAGAGAATCCAGTCGTCACATGTGGCGGAATGATGATCGTGCCATCAATGAAGATCGTGCCGCCGCCAGCAACGCCTGCAGCCGCCAGCGCAGCCTGTAGTTGCGCCCATGTCTTGACGTACTGAATGCCAAACGTCGAGATGGCCGTTAGTACGCCGGAGTCATTAAACCCAATCGCTTTACCCGGATTCGCACTTCCCAGCAGATCAATCCATTGATTGTCGCCGGAGGCGTCGCGTTGGATCAGGGAAACATTGGTTGGCGTAGTGACGGCGCTCATTAGGAAACAGCAGGGACGGAATAACTGACACCATCAACAGTGACAACGATCATCCCATCAATAACTGTGACCTCCCCGTCAATCGGTCCGGGAGGTGTGTCGGTCACCGCATCAAAGCGGTAGATCGCGCCGTTGTAGGCGAACGAGACGACCTCATTGACCACTGAGAACGCGATGGTGGTAGTAGGCGTCAGCGACAAGCCAGACGGAATTACCTCCAGATTGCCGGATCTCAGCAAATACGGAAAGCCATTTGAATCGAGTCCTCCGATGGCAAGCCAGTAGTTGTTACTGTTGACCTCATCCGACAATGCCAGATTCATCTGTGCCGCCGTCAGAACGAACGTGACGGCGCCTCCTGCAACGTATCCAGCCGATGATGCCAGCGGTGTCGCGCCCGGCTCACGTGCATCGTTTTGCCGCTTCCACAATTCCAGCACCCACTGCGACATTGCCGGCGCGGCTGGTACGGCGCCCGTGATCAGGAGCGGAGTCGTCGAGAACACCGGCAGCATCCCGAGGTCAGCGGTCGATTCAGAGAGTGAAATTGTGCGTGTCATCGTGTGGCTTGAAAGTGCATGGCATCCCGTCCCCAATAAGCGCCCGCCGACAACCAACCTTCGTCGGCAAAGTACTCCATCACCTCCAGCGGCATGGATGCGTCGGTCGGCCAGGCGGTATTATTGCCGTTTGAACCTGCCATCAAGTCAATCGCCGCTCCCCATGCATGAAGTGACTTGCGGCTGCCTCCGCGCATGTTGCGGTCATTAAAGCAGCCCGCGTACTGCTTGAGCACGTAAGGATGCGTTTTGCTGATCGAGGTCAGCACGCGATGTAGGCTGGATGCGACCCGCGTGTGGCAGCGGATAGTCTTGACCGCTTGGCTTTCGTAATGCACGCCGAGGTCGGCCACCGATAGACTTACTAGATTGTTCTCGTCTCCAGGCTGGCCGTAAAAAGCAATCAGCGAAGCCTCGTCCTGTTTGGGCCATTGAACCGGCACAGGGAGCAAACTGTCGAGGTGCTTTTTGCAGGCTGCACGCGACATCGGTCCCCACACGCCGTCAGGATATGCGCCGATCTTTTCCTGCATCAACTGGATGTCGCGCTTAGTCATGGGGAAAACGAACTCAGAATCCAGCCAAGCATGAAAAACCAGCATAAGGTCATGAGCGCGAAGAACGCAACGTGCAGGAGTGCTTCGAGCGTTGGCATCAGATGCGCTTTGTAAGTTTGGCCACTACCCACGCGAGCTGCACGATAACGCTGGCGAAGTCGATACCCTGCTGCACCCAGGGCGGTGTCTTGTACGACTGCACAAAACGCGGAGACGAGATGATCTCTTGAACGCGCATGGCCTTCTCGATGCCGCTCACCGGCATCTTGCTCGCCAGCGTCACGTTGTCCACGATGACCTGAAACTGATCATGCGACAAGCCAGCAACTAGCAGCCGCGCGGTTTCGGTGGCTTTGGCTACCGCATCGCGATGCCACAAAGATCTGAACCATGTGAAAAGTTTCATAATGTCACCAAGGAATGGTCACGGACAAAAGCAAGCCTTCCATCATGCCGGACTTAAACCCGTCGCGCCAGTCCTCGCTTTTGTCGGGGAAGAGCGAATCATCTGGCATCTTTTGGATGCTGACACACGAGCAGGAGGCAAGCGCAAGGATAAGGAGAATCGTTTTCATCGCACTTTAGAATCTTGACTGGACTTGTTGGCGTCCCGCGCAGCAATCAATCCAGCGCCGGCTATGATCTCACCAGTTGCCAGTTGCAGCCATTCCAGCGTCAAAGGCACTCCATCAGTCACGCGCAGCAGCGCATCGACCACAGCGCCCAATCCGTGCAAAATAAGAGCCAACCCGGCGAGCGTCGTTTTCCAGTTCAGCAGAAACGGCAGGATCTTGTTGGAAAGCCACTTCATAAACGAACGGTGAATAATGTTTGTTTTAATGACGTAAGGACTGGCGATACGTAGCAACCTCTGGGCCTCGGTGGCTTTGATTGCATTTTTATGGATAGGAGGATGTCCGGGTGCAGGCATTACGGATTCAGCTTGTTGTCAATTTTGTCGAGTTTCTCGACTATTGACCGGAGCAGTTGCGTGTCCGCGCTGTCCTTGATCTCTAGGCTGCGAACTGTAGTGTTCGTGACGCCAATCGCCTCTTTAACGTCCCTGAGCGATTCATTCTGCCTGTTAATCGCAATCTGAATCGCCGCCACCCAAGTTCCTAGCATGAATGCGCCGACCAGCAGCGCCCAGCCTAGTTTGACCACCAAGTCGAGAATCTTGAGCTTTGACTCAAGATCCTGAAGTTGTTCGCGCGTGACAGATGGTTCCATGTCTTGTTCGCATTCCGTCTGTCAATGGCTACTGCGCCGGA